TTACACCGCTTGCCAAAAACATGATTGCCGAAGCACGATTGTTGCACACAGGCGAAAAACTGTTAGCCGAACATGTCCAGCGCGCCGTTGCTGTTCGCACCGACAACACCATCGTGCTGTCATCCAAGCGATCACCTGGGCCGATTGAGTTAGCGCGAACAATGGTCTGGGGTATTGGCATGTGTGCCCGTCCAGTCAACAGCGGAAAGCCGATGCTTGTCGCAGTAAATAACTAAGATAAACGCGGCGACCGCGCACCTTGCCTTTTGTCGGAATCGGATAAGTCATGCGCGGTTGCCACCAATGTGACAAAGTAGGACTATGGCGATTTTTAACAAAACCAAGAAAGCAGCGATAAGCCCAGCGCCAAGCAAGGCAGCTGCGGCTGGCGGTTTCGCACCTGGTTATTCATCGTCAAATGTGGGCGTGAACATGATCGGCCAGTACTACACATACCGCGAAGGCGAAGCACGCAACGCTGCGATCAGCGTGCCAACGATCAACCGTGCGCGCGATCTTATGGCATCGGTTATCGGCTCAATGAACTTGCGCTCGTATAACGAGTTTTGGAATGGCGAAGAAATGGAAAAGATTTATATCGCTCCACGTTCTTGGTTACGCCGACCAGACCCATCAGTTTCGTTTCAGTTTTTGATGTCTTGGACGCTTGACGACTTGATGATGTTCGGTCGCGCGTTCTGGTACATCACATCGCGCACCGCTGACGGCTACCCTGCCACGTTCACTCGACTGCCAGCAGGCTCAATTACCACAACCGATATGGCTGGCCCTGTGTGGTTTGCCCCGTCTTCGCAAGTGTATTTTCAAGGCGGAGAAATTGACCCAGCAAACCTCGTGCAATTTCTATCGCCAGCGCAAGGCCTGATCTACTCGGCACCTGGCGCAATTGAAACTGCGCTCAAACTTGAAGCAGCGCGCAATCGCAACGCATCGTCAAGCATCCCTGCTGGCGTACTTAAACAAACAGGTGGCGAACCGCTTAGCGCGCAAGAATTGGCTGATTTGGCTAGCGCGTTCAACGCCGCTCGAGCAACCAACCAGACTGCTGCGCTTAACGAGTATTTGACATACACGGAAACAAACAGCACACCTGACAAGATGCTTTTGATTGAGGCATCGCAATATCAGGCGCTTGAAATGTCACGTCTTGCAAATGTTCCCCCATATTTGGTGGGCGTGGCAACTGGCGCGTATTCATATCAATCATCACAGCAAGCGCGCGCAGACCTGTACCTGTTCGGCGTGAAGTTGTATGCCGACGCAATTGCTGGCGCTTTGTCAATGGACAACGTGCTACCGCGCGGAACATACGTCGAGTTTGACGCCGATGAATACTTAGAAGAAAACTTTATGGCCGACCGCGCAGACGATGAAGTAATTGTTAGAGAAAACACACAAGAGGAGTTAGCACGATGATCAAACTAATTGCAGGAGAGTTCACGGTTGACGCCGCTATCGGCGATGCACCAAAGCGCACGATCTCTGGAACCGCAGTTCCGTACAATGTGCCGGCAGTAGTCAGCGATGGCACAGCTGTGATCTTTAAGCCAGGCTCATTGCCAATTGAAGGCAAAGCACCGCGCCTGTTCATGTACCACGATGCGAGCCAGCCAGTCGGCGTTGTCACCGAGCGCGTGGACACCGAAGAAGGCATGATGTTCAGCGCCAAGATCAGCGCAACGACCCTTGGCAATGACGCTTTGGTTATGGCCTTGGACGGCACCATTGATCAAGTGTCGGTCGGGGTAAACCCAACCAAGTTCTCGTATGACGAAGAAGGCACAATGATCATCGAGTCAGCCGACTGGATGGAATTATCCCTAGTTCCGATCGGCGCTTTTGGCGATGCCGCAAACATCACCAAAGTTGCAGCGAGTATCCACCAAGAGCCCGAAGAAGTAGTGTTAAATGAAGAAGTAACCCCAGTAGAGGAGAAACCAGAAATGTCAGAAGTAACCGCACCAGCAGTCGAGGCAACAATTCCTACTGCACCAATTTTCGCACAAGCCAAAAAAGAATTCGTTTTGCCAACCGCAGGCGAGTTCATGGCCGCTTACCACATCGGTGGCGACACGTTCGCAAACATGAACAAGGCTGTTGCTGAATACACAGCATCAAAGAAAACAGCATTGCAGGCAGCAGCTGGCGATGTGTTAACGACTGACACTTTGGGCCTCTTGCCTGTGCCGGTGCTCGGGCCATTGGTGCAGGATCTAAACTTCATCAGACCTACCATCGAAGCACTTGGAGCACGCGCTTATCCAGATGGCGGTGCACAAAAAACCTTTATTCGTCCAACCATCACTACGCACACAAGCGTTGCTGCACAGTCAAGCGAACTCTCTGCTACATCAGCAACGACAATGGTAATTGCGTCAAACACGGTTACTAAGACAACACTTGCAGGACAAGTAACTTTGTCAGCACAAGACATGGATTTCACTTCACCAAGTGCAATGCAGTTGATCTTGAATGACTTGATGGGCGAATACATGATCGCATCGGACAACCTTGCAGCAGACAACCTGCTTGCCGCTGCAAACGCGTCAGGCGTATGGGACGGAACTCCAGAAGATTTCTTGAAGTCTGTTTACGATGCAGCCAATGACATCTCAAGCGGTCGCAACTGGATGCCAACACACATGTTCGTTTCCGTTGACGTATGGTCACAACTTGGTCAGCTCGTTGACTCAAGCAAGCGCCCATTGTTCCCATTCATCGGCGCTGGCCTCACCGGTCAGAACGCACTTGGTGGCGGAAACGCAACATCATGGAACGGCAACCCAATCGGATTGCAACTGGTAGTTGACAGCAACTTCGCTGCAAAGACCATGATCATTACCCGAGTTGGTCAAGGCCAAGGCGACGCATTCGAGTTCTACGAATCCATCCGTGGACTCATGAGCGTTGAACAGCCATCAGTTTTGGGTCGTCAATTCTCATTCCATGGATACGTCAGCACCTTTGCTGCAATCGGTGGCATGATTCGCAAGATCACCCAGGCTTAGTAGAAAGGCGGCTTAACCGCCATGGCTACTTACACAGTTACTAACAAGTACCTGATTGACAACTTTGCCGTACTGCAACTCCTGACCCCCAGCGAGATTGCAGTCGGCAGTTCAATCGTCGTTGCATCGGTGGATGCGACTTTTAACGGCTCGTATGTCGTCAGGGCACTTCCCCAGTATTTATTCCTAGGAGTCGATACGCAGGGCGATCTGTTGTACGACTATCAGGTGCCAATTGCCGATCAGGTGCTTTACGCCAAGACCGCAAGCGATGTCGAACGTGTCGCCGCGTCTGGCACCGTTTCGTATGACCCTGTTTGCACATGGGTGACGGCCGCGCAAGTAATGTCTTACCTTGGCATCACCATTGCAAACCCGTCAGATGATTACACGTTGCTGACTCAATCGGTGTCGGCTGGCAACCAGTTCTGTTATCGCAGGCGTCAGGAATCGGGTTATATCGACTCCCTAACGACCTCGCCAGGCGGAGACGCAACATTGGGCACTTTGATGTATTGCGCGGCTCTGTGGCGCTCTAGGGGCTCAATAGAGGCAACGTACGCCACGTTTGACGGCATGGGTTCAGCACCACAGCAAAGCCTGACCCCGATCGTCAAGCAGCTGCTTGGCATCCCACGTCCAGCGGTTGCCTAATGTCGTACACCGACCTGTTCAACGAAGCAATTGATGACGTCACCGCAACGCTGACCGCGGTCTCTGGTCTGCGCGTTGTAAACGACCCAACGAAACTTTTGCCAAATTGCGTGTACTTGGATGCACCAAACTTCACAACAATTGCTGGCAACGGCAACGTGATACGCCTCGAGTTTCCTGTAAAGGTGATCGGGTCAGGCCCAGCAGGTCTGCCGGTACTGCGTCAGATTCTCAGCATTGTGGCAAGCGTGCTTGGCTCCAAGATCATCGTTATGGCTGGCCGTCCGTCAAGCCTTTATATCGGTGGCGCGTTGTACCCGTGCTATGACCTTGATTGCGCTATCCAAGCCCAGACTTCGTAATCCACAACTAAGCAACACAAATCATCTACTATCAGAACATAACTTAAGGAGCATTTATGGCCAGTAGCACTTACCTCTCAAACCCAGTCCTCACGATTAACAGCGTTGATCTGACGGACATGTGCAGCGCAGCAACATTGACCTATTTGGTTGAAGCGCTTGAAGACACCGCGTTCGGCACCAACTCACGCAGTTACACCGCAGGTCTTGTCAACAACGAAGTGACCTTGACGATGTATGCATCGTTCGCAGCGACCGAAACCTACGCAACGTTGTTCCCGTTGGTTGGCACTAAGACCAACATCACATTGACCCCAGCGTCAGGTGCAGA